TCCTTTAACCTAGGCGGAGAACCTCTTGTAGAGACCCTAGACGACGCTCTGAGGACTCTTGCAAATAGTTTGATAGAATACCTCTATCTGCCTGAGTATGGTCTTATGATCGAAGTAAAGAACTGATGAAGGAAGTTAAAAGAATAGTTATAGTAGGAGGAGGAACTGCTGGATGGATTACTGCATCTTGGTTTAGTAGAAGATGGGGTAAACTTATAGATGTAACTGTAATTGATAAGTATGAACCAGAAAGGGTTGGCGTAGGAGAAGCAACTCTTCTTAGTTTCCCAGGCGTAATGCAAAAGATGGGATTTAAAGTAGAAGATTGGATGAACAGAATTGATGCAACATTCAAAGCTGGTATCCTATTTCCAGGCTGGGGTGGAGAGGATAAAGTTATTTGGCATCCATTTGGATTCACTAGTGTAGGCGAAAATAAAGTTCCCTTATATGATATATGGACTAACTATCAGGACAAATATGATATTAAAGATATATCTCCACTATATCAATCCGCAATGAATAATACTATAGAGATAGATTACATTGCTGACACATATGCCTATCAGATAGATTGTGGGAAATTAGTTAAATTTTTACATGATAATTGTACCAAGTGGTGTAATTATATTCAGTCAGATGTTAAGACAGTAGTAAAAGTAGAAGACGAAGTTGAGAAGATAATTTTAGAGGATGGATCTGAAATAAAAGCAGACATATTCATAGACTGTACTGGTTGGAATCAGTTACTTATTGGTAAAGATCATAATATAGATTTGAGTGATAGATTATTCATAGATTCTGCACTTGCAGCTAGAGTAAAATATGAAGATCCAAAAAAAGAGATGCACCCATATACAGATTGTCAAGCAATGGAACATGGGTGGAGATGGAAAATACCAACTAGATCAAGAATAGGAACAGGATATTGTTTTAATAAATCAATTACACATCCAGATATCGTGGCACAACAATTTTCAGAACACTGGAATGGTAGGATCAAACCAGATGATATGAGATTGTTGGATTGGAAACCACAATACAATGAAAAATTTTGGAATGGTAATGTAGTTTCTATTGGACTGAGTGCTGGATTTATAGAACCATTAGAGAGTACAGGTCTAGCTCTAATGATAAGAGGTTGTGAATATCTTGAAGAAGCAATATATGGATGTTTTTATAACCCAAAATATGCAGCTGACATGTATAATACAAGAATGAAAGCATCATTTGAAACTGCTGTGGATTATGTAAATATGCACTACTCATATTGTGAAAGAGAGGGTAGGTTCTGGGATTATGTAAGACTATCTCATTATAAATCTGGCATGCAAAAACATATGGAGGAACAAATATTAAATCCTAACATAAGAGTATTCCAAAGTGATACTCAGAGTTCGTTCTTTGGAGGAACTAACTGGCAAGCATGGTTACTACAGTTGATGCCTGAGATTCCTAAAAAGAATTATTGGTATCCCGAAACAGTTGATATTATTAGTAGGTTTGATAAGTACATTGAAACGCTAGATAATAATGTAAACAATGCAACTCCCCAAAGAACATTATTGAAAGAGTGGTATGGATAGAATAGTATGGTGTAATGGCACGTTTGATATTATACATCCTGGCCATATAGAATTATTTAAAGTTGGAAAAACTCTGGGAGATAAACTTATCGTAGCTACTGACACAGATGAAAAGATTCGTAAAGATAAAGGTGAGGGTAAGCCCGTCAATAATCTCTGTGATCGAATTGCAATATTACAAGCGATAAAATATATTGATGAAGTATTATATTTTAATGATAGAAAAGAATTAGAGGGGTTGATAAAATTGTATTCACCTGATATACTGTTACTAGGTGATGACTGGAAAGGTGGAGATGTGGTTGGCATAGAGTATGCAAAAGAAGCTAGATTTCTTCCTAGACTAAATTACTCAACAACTGATATAATCAGAAAGATCCGTGCATAACGTAATTGTAATAGGTGACAAATGTACAGACAAGTATGTCCTTGGTGAGACTACTAGGCTCAGTCCAGAACAACCTGTCCCCGTTTTAGATCAAACTAAAATAGAAGAAAGGCCTGGCATGGCTGGTAATACTGAACTAAATTTGAAAGCATTTGGTGTCAATACTGTTTTGTTATCACAGAGAGAAACTATAACTAAAACAAGATTTGTAGATACTAATAGTGGTTATCAACTGATGCGTCTGGATGAAACTCCACAAGTTAGTAGAATTGCAAATGCTGAATTAAAAATGGCAATGATGCATCTGAATCCTGATGCTATTGTTATTTCAGATTATGACAAAGGATACATTAATGATGATGATCTATGGCATCTATGTCATAATTTTAACAGACCAGTGTTCGTAGACACCAAGAAACGTCGCCTTTTTCAAAAAGATAATGTATACTGGAAAATAAACAAGAAAGAGTACGATGACCTTATACAAGACCATCTACCTAACCTTAGTAACCTTATCGTTACTCTTGGGTCTGCTGGTGCATCTTGGAATGGTATGATCTTTAAACCACAGGTGGTCAAAGTATTTGATGTATGTGGTGCTGGAGATACATTTTTAGCTGCACTAGTTTACGAGTTTTTAAACACAAAAAACATGCAGACAGCTATTGAGTTTGCAAATAAGGCGGCTGCGATTGCAGTTACACACCCTGGCGCTTACTATCTAACTAAAAAGGATATAGAATCATTATATGAAAAAGTCTGACTTAATGCACTATAGACTTCAAGCATGGTTGCGTGAGAACAAATGTGCTGATATTTCTTACATTGGTATAAAAACAGATCATACTGGTGAAGAAAAACATTTTTATAAAATTGGACAACATGAGGTGCCACATGATGCAATCGAGTCTCTTGAAATGGAAGAGGTAGAAGAAGAATGAGATACTGTGTGGATATTGACGGCACTATTTGCAACCAAACTACTGGTGGAGATTACCACAAGGCAATGCCATGGTGGGATCGGATTGCTACAATAAATAAGTTATATGATGAAGGTCATGATATCACTTACTTTACCGCTAGAGGTATGGGTCGATTTGGTGATGATCCAGATGCAAGCATGAAAGCATCTGCTCTATTATTTGATCTTACAGAACAACAACTTAAAGATTGGGGATGTAAATATCATACCTTAATCTTAGGTAAACCAAGTGCTGATTACTACATTGATGATAAAGGTGTAAATTCTGATGACTTCTTTAGGGCCAAGTAGAAGACCTCGTAATGCTCGTGCGGCAGAACCAATTAAGTATGTGCCAAAGGGATGGGGATATGAAAAATGGATTGCAAACTGTGAGAAGTATTGTGGTAAACTTTTGTTTATTGCAAAAGATAAACAGTGTTCATGGCACTATCATAAATTAAAAGACGAAGTATTCTTTATTCAGAGTGGCAAGATAAAATTATATCATGGTTGGGATATGGATATTGAGAAGGCAGAAATAACAATATTGAATAGAGGAGATAAGTTTCATGTGCCTATTGGTCTGAAGCATCGTATGTTTGCGATAGAGGATACTGAACTTTTTGAATTTAGCACAGAACATTCTGATTCAGATTCACATAGGATCATGCCTGGAGATCTTATTGGTGGATAAACTATCCGAGTATATAAAGACATTTGATAATATTTTATCTTTAGATGATTGTAACTATATTTTAGATTGGTTTGAAGAAAATGAACATCTTCATGAAGATGGAGTGGTATATACCCACGGAGAAAATGGTAGTTCAGTTCATGTAGATCCTTCATTTAAACTTTGTAGGCAAGCTAAAGTTCCACCAGATCATAAAATATCTCAAATTCTAACAGAGACAGTAGTAAATGCGTATGATAATTATGGAAAAGGGCCTAAAAATAATCTCCATCTTACTGGTTATGGCATAAGAAGATACCCGAAAGGTGAAGGATTATTTGCAACTCACATTGATACATCCTCAGGCGCTACTTTGAATAGAATATTTGGTATCATAATATATCTCAATGACGTAGAAGAGGGAGGAGAAACAGAGTTCCCCGAATTAGGTGTGAAAATTACTCCAAAGAAAGGAAGAGTTCTTATATTTCCATGCAATTGGATGTATCCACACAAAGGAAACATACCAATATCAAATGACAAATATATGTCTGCTATGTTTATATGTTTTTCAGATAATCGCTAACTTTTGTATAATCATATGAATACCATGAGGTATCTGCACATGTGTATTCTTGATATTTACCTTCTAGATGTTTGGGGAAGGGGATTACTTCAATCTCCGCCCCTTCTTTTTTGGCAATCAATTCTGCAATCTCAAGAAAAGATTTAGGATCGCCAGTCCCAACATCATAGATGCCGCTCCCTGCCGTATTATCTAGGACAACATCTACTACATCTCCTACCCACACAAAATCTCTAAAGGCATATTCAGACTCTTCAAATATTTTAATTACCTTATTTTCTTTTGCTTGTTTAGTGAACTTACTTATCGGACTTGCTTGATCTCCTTTATGTTCTTCACCTTCTCCATATACGTTGAAGTATCTAAATCCTTGCACTTGTTCAAACCTATCCATATTATCTAACACCCAGTAATCCACAGTCGTTTTTGATAGTGCATAAAAGTTTAGTGGATTGATAGTTCCCTTCAGATATCCATATTCACTATGAATCTTACCATACACAGATGCAGATGAAGCATATTTGACTGGGATAGAATGTTCTATTGCTTTCTCGAATAATGCAATGGAGAACTCTACGTTATACTTGTGAATTTTATTTACATCTGTTTCTGTAGTGCTGGATATTGCTCCCTGATGAAGAATGTAATCTACATCATCCCACTTATCATATTGATTTAGGAAATCAAAAGCACCTTCTTGTTCAACTTGATATACATTGTCCCATCCTATTCTTTTGACAAAAGCTTTGCCTATGAATCCCTTTGAACCTGTAATAATTATCATATAACTGGTAGAAAAAACGCTTGGACTAATCTGTACACATCATCTGTAAAGAATCCTTCCTTATCATAAGGAGTATGAAGAACATTTGCTGGATACATTATCATTCTGTTATATTTCATCTCTGCTAAATGTATAAGCTCCCAAGGGCCAATACTATCATTAACATATTCTTTTTGCCATATTCCATCTTGTCTCGGATTAACTTGCTGTCCATTATATGTATAAAACCCAGTGCCACCTTTACATTCTTTGGGTTTGTTAAGATATACGACACCAGCCCATCCTCTGTCTGATACATCTGGTAAATCTATATGTGGTTTTTTTCTTCTATAATGAGACTGAGTAACATTGACAGAAAAAGAGATATTCATACATGACATTTCAAATGCCTTTCTCTCTTTCTGTTCTAATCCATATACGCTCTCTGCTATTTCAATCCAAATAGGCCATATGTGTTCCAGATTAAATGATATATCAACTCTCTCGCCAGGAACTCCACCCAGTATTCTAGGACTTTTGGTGCCTGGTGTTCTTAATGCTAGATTCCTTACCTTGTCTGGATTTTTGTAGAAGTTATCAATGTAAACTACTGGGAACTCCTCCCATCCCATGAGTTCTACAGTTGCGTCTACAGGGGTATTGATAGCGAAGGTTTCTATCTCATCAATAAAATACTTTTTCATATAACTAAATACTTCGGA